TGTTCAGAGGACATTAGTCAGTAAACTCCGAAGCGTGAATACTTGCTGATGTACCTCCGTTACGGATAAACTTAGCAGCGGCAGCAGCTTCTTTACTCCAAGTATAAGAGCGACCAGCAAAAAGTATATGACCGTTGGATCCACCTACTGGTGCTGAATCGTCATAAGTTACACGAACATCAGCTGTCTGAACATCAAGAACTACGTACTTAGTTAAACTATTGAACGCTGTTCCGAACTGGACTGCACTGTCAGCAACCGCTAGAGATTGATCCGTTACTCCGGTGGTAGGTTTCGGATATAAGTTAGTTACAAATGAATTAGGCATAAGAGTATTTTACTATATGTGTCAACGACTTTGGCGATTGACGTGAGTTGAGAATTTTTTGTTAAGAGAGTTGTTGTTATTGCGTACATCAATCTTTTCTAATTCAGTGAATAAGTAACCTTGAGCAATAGCTTCTTCAGTTCTAGCATCCTCGTACTTGGATTCCATACGTAAAAAGTCAGCATAAGATGCGTGTGCTAAGTAAGAAAAGAACTCAAGTGGAACCGTCAGTGCTCTGTTCGCTGCTCCGTTTGAGGTGCCTCCGTCTACGAAATCGGCGGCTACCGGTGGGTCGCTGACTGCAACCGTAAACAGAGTCAAAGGTTTTTTGTAAGTAACAAAAGCTGTGTTATCTTCTGTGTTTACAATGTTTAAGATGTTTCCTCCATCAACGTCTACAAAGAAGTCGTACTCGATCGCAGAGGTATTTACGAACGGTCTCTTTCTATGTATTCTTACGTACTCAGCGATTGAGTCCAATCCGGTTTCATCGTAAGGAACTAGATTCAACGGTCCTTTTACTTTTAATGTACCAGTTTGTCCAGCTGATCCATTCGCTGTAAATGTCTTTACATCAAAGAAACTTTCTGGTGCATCCAAATCTGATGAAGCAAACTCTTGGTCTCCGGGTGTATTGAAGCTAGTAACAGCGATAGTTCCGTCAGCATTTTCACTTACAGTAATATCTGTTCCTACGTACCACCTTCTATTAGAGCCAGAATAAGTTACATAAAAAATAACATTATTAGTATTTGTTAATCCTTGATAAACTCTTGATCCAGAAACAGTGTTTCCAGTTCCGGTATCCCCTCCATCAGCTAACCCAATAAACTGATAGTCTTGGTTTATCTCAGTATTATCCGCTCCGGATCCAGTACCGCCAGATAATCTCAAAGCAGCAATCTTTCTTTCTTCACCGGAAGTAATGTACCTAGTCCAGCTTGGGCTTGTGTTGTACGCTTCGGAGTATCGTCTATTGATGAAGTTGGATAACTTCAAGTAATCATCGCCGGTCATAGTGCCAGCTCCGATAAGGGACTGTATTAAGTCAATTAGTTCTCCGTAAGTGCGTGTTTGCATTAGATTTTATTTGGGCTAAGTTCTTCAAATTGTTTGTTGTAGTACTGTATAAATTCTTTTGAGTGGACCTCATCGTGTCCGTATTTGTTGGTTAATCGAAAGAACTCACGAGCGGGCATAGTTGCTACCGGTTTCCCTAGGACTGGGTGCGTTGTTCCTTTTAGTTGTTTGGCTTCTTTCTTTGCTTGTTTGACACGTAAGTGCTCTGTTTCTTTTTCTAATTTGAAACCACTCTTGATTTCATTCATAAATGCTTTATCGAGTTCACCGTCTGTGAAACTGCGAGGTAAGTTAGTAATTATATCCATAGTAGTTTTAAGTTAAAAAAAGTGGGCGGGGGCATTGTGCCCCCAACCCGAATGAATTAGTTAAGATCGCAGATCTCAAACTTTAGTTTGATCTCTCCAGCAGTTAACTCGTTTAATGAATAAGGAGCATCATTGTCAGTATCTGGGCTGAACAAGATGTCGATAGTGTCAGCAGATGTGTACACTTTTCCGTTTTCATTGTCTAGTAATGCACCAGTGTTTGCAACGTAGCTTATTTCAGTAGCATCAGTATGAATGTCTGCTGCTGTTAAGTATCCGTCTGCATCATCACCGTCACCTACTGTAATTGTTAAGTCATCACCGGAACCGCTGTCATTAAAAGCAGTTACCAATTTTGCTGAACATTTGGTTACAAGTGAACCAGCTGGAATAACATAAGTAAAGGTTTTAGTTGCACGATCAGCAAGAGTTCCAGCATTTGCTACTGAGAAGTCTTCAAAGCTGATTGTTAGCTCATCTGTAAAACCTTGTGAATTTTCGTTTACTGTTAATTTTGGCATAGTATTATTCCTCCTTTGATTAAGTTGTTACTTTACCGTGTGCAGCTGGGTGGTAAACACCTAGTGTCAATGCACAGTCAACGAATCCACGCTCACCGCCACCAAGATTTGGAAGGCGTGTTGATCCCATTGGGATTAACTCGTGAATACCGTAGTACTCTGGGTTAATTAAGTAACCAACATCTTTGTTACTTGTGTCCGGAGAACAGTCTGGGTTCATATTTACGATAGAAACGATACCGTGATCTGACTGATATAAATCAACAGATAGTTTGATTTCGCTTGATCCACCGTCATAATTAACTTGACGAACGCCAACTGAAGCATCATTAGCAACACTGTCTACACCGAAGCGAGCGTAGTCGCTGATTTGGCGGCGTAGTACTGTGTCAGCAACGAGCATAAGATTGCTAGTATTTCCAGTTTCCTCGAAGATACCAGTAATCATTAAGTTGAATGCTGTTTCAGTTAATGTAGAACCACCGCTTTGTACAGCGTTGCTGTTTGTGCGGTAAGCAGCTGGGATGTCTGAAGCAGATGAATCGATCCAGCTACCTAGTCCACGAAGAACATTTGCTGTACCAGCACCGTCTTCAGTAGATGCAGCTTGTGTACCAGAGATTGTAGCTTCAACGTCACGTTTTAGCTCACGGATTGCTTTAGCTTCTGCTTGAGCAATCTTTGCTGGTCCAACTGAATCAACAGCTTCTTGGAGATCAGAAACCATATAGTCTCTGCGGAATTTTTGAACTCTGTTACCAAGGCGAGCACGAGATGCGAACTTGTCAGTGAAAGCAGTAACGTCTGCACCCTCTGAAATACCAGCTGTGCTGGGGGCTGCAAGACCGTCAACTGTCCACTCAACAAATGTTGAACTCGCTCTTTCCTTACTAGCAGATGAAAGGATAGGAGTTTCTTCTGGAGCAAGAATTGACAAAACATCAGTCAAGTCTTCTCTATTAGAAACACCAGACCCTTGATTTGTAGTGTCGAATGTATTTGAGAATGACATAATATATAATTAGTTATCGGTTTTTGAATTGTTGTGTTCTGAGAGTAATGAAATCACTCTTATTGCCAGATTGTCTGAATCGTTGGCTAAGGTCTTTAAGTGCCTTAGCGGACTTATTCATAGTCTTTTCTGATGTAGATGCGGAGCTTGCTCCAGTCTTAGGTGGATTCAACTTCGTAGTTGTACTTGTTTGTACTGGTTTTCGTCCGTATAAGCTATTCGCTGCGTGAGCCACGAGATAGTTCAGCTGTGCTGACATATCCGGGTCCGAGGATTCTATTAGTTTTTTAAACCTTGGATCGTTTACCATAGATTCGTACCTTTTACGAGTGTCGTTATCTTCACCCTTTAACCAACTGAGTTCCTTTTGAGCTTGAGTGTCAAATGCTTCTTTCATTTGGGCACCCTTTTCAATGGACTTAAGAAGATTTAGTTGGGCTGGTAAGAACTTGTCACGAGCTTTGCGTGCTTGCAGTAAACTACTGCGAACATCTTTTTTCGTCATTTCCTTACCATCGACTTCAATTACAACGTCCTCTGGTCCGTATCCGTCTGCATTAAACAATGCGTCCTCTGCCCATTCAATAATATTATTTACTTCTTCAGCCTTGGCTTGTAAGCCCTCGATTGAGTCCACATTTGAGTATGGATTGTCGGCTATCGGTTTATTGCTTTTGAGCGGATTATCATCGTTAAGTTTAGATTCAAGCTCTGCAATTTTTGCTTCTGCTGCTTTACGTTTAGCTGTTAATTCGCCAAACCTAGCAACTGCTCTGCTGCCTAGCTTTTCGGATAATTCCCTAAGATCGTCTTCTGACATCTCATCTAGATCTAACTGTGAAAGAACATCATCAGAACTTTCGGATTGCTCCTCTTGTTCTTCAGTTTGTTCAGCACTGACTTCTTCGTTGGTGGATTCTTCGGTACTCTCGACCTCTGTTTCCTCAACTACTTCATCGGTTGCTTCAACTTCTGGTTCGCTAGTTTCCTCTTGTGAAGGACTTAGCTGACCTAAGCGGCGTTGAACGAATTCTGCCGCTGACATATTTGACTGTACCGCTGTTGTTTCTGTTACGGGTTCAGCGTCTCCCGTTGTGATTTCTTGTGACATAATGTTTACACTCCTTAACGCCGAGCGATGGCGATGAAATTATTATACAATACTACGCAAGTCTTTCTGCGTGTCGTAACTTTAAATTCTTCCAGTCACTCATTTGTAGGATCTGATCGTAAGTAATAATACGTCCAGACACTTGCTGAATGTTTTCGTTAGTTGCGTTGTGAAGTTCTTCTATTGTCTCTTCACGTAGGTCTTCAATAACTTGTAGGAATCGAGCAAAGTTTTCGCTATTTCCTAATACCTTTAGGTCTGTTTCTAAATTCATAAATCTTTATTATAAATTCTGAGTATCGATTTCGCCCATTTGAGCTGGCTCAGTTCCTATTCTGCCGATTTGAGCATTTTGCTGTTGCTGAATTTGGAACGTGTACTGAGCGTTGTACTTCTCTAGTCTAGCTCTGAATGCTTCATCAGTCTGTAATCTTTGTGCTACATCGGGCTGAGAAACATATTGCTGGATCGCTTGAAGTGCGATCTGAGCACCGTTAGGACGTGCTGGCATTTCGATACCGGAATAAATTTTGGATAAGTCATCCATCACTTGTTGGATGATTTGTTCAGAAGCAGTCTCTTGAGGAAGTAGTATCCTATCAGCAAGAACCGGATCGATACTAAAAGCAGCTGCGTCAAGCAAAGAGTTAATATCAATCCTACCGTTACGATCCAACTGTGTAAGAGCAGTAAGCTGCTGTAACTTAGCTTCTTGAGTTTGCGGATCGTTATTAAGAACATCGTACGAAATGATGACATCATAGTTTTCGTCTGGGTTACCTTTGTCAAAAATAATAGGATCCGGTGAACCAGTTACTCTAAAGAATACCGAGTCCGGTCCAAACCTTTGAAAACATTTGTAACACATTTGCAGTACTTCAGCTGAGTGCTGTAAGAACTTGTCAACTAAGAACTGTTTGCGAACTTGTGAGATCTGACTTGTTTCATCCAGTCCACATAGCCTATCAGCTTGAGCTTCCATAGTCTTTTCAATTTCAATGGATCCAGTCGGAGCCGGTGGAGTCGGAGCAAAGTCCAAATCTCCTTTACGTCTGTAAGGGATCATTCTTCCCGGTCCCCAATCTGTTGGTGCTTGACCAACTGGGTGCAGAATCGGAGGTAGTGTAGCTAGACTGTTTCTATCGATGCGTGAATCTCTTTCTACCTTGACTTGATTCTGTATACCACGAAGAATGTCTGGAATAGTTTGAACGTCGTATAGACGTTTGCTATCTTCAGAAAGTTTACTTACTACTACTGGGTAGTCCTCGTAACCGTTAAGTAACTCAAACTTTGCGTATCCACCATCGTACTCTTTGTGGAAAACTGTGCAGTAAATTCCTTCGGATCCATCCTCTTGGTCAATTAACCTCTGATATCCGTAAACTATTTCAATTAGCTCTTGAGCTTCGTAAGCGTTGTCAGTTAAAGAAGTACTTCTACGACCCTCTTGTTCTCTTTCGATTGAATCAATGTTTACCCCTTGGTATTTGTCAATCATCGTTTGAACAAAGTCTTCATCCCATCCGTCTGTAATAACTTTGTTTTCTAGCTCTTGAGCTGTGTAGTACGTCTTCCAAAAGCAGTACGGTGCACGCTGTGGGTCCGTTACGTACGGAGGAAACATAAAGTCACCGTCTGGAGCAAGTGTCTTGACTTCGGGTGCATCAATCTGGCGGCGTACTACTGGTAGCTCTGCCTCTCCGTTCTTGCGTAAATCCTTGAGAGCTTTCTTTGCTCTCTTCTTTGTTACCCCCGGAAATGCAGACATCAGTAACTGAGAAACCTCTTCGTCCGCAGTTCCTTCTTCGATTAATTGGACAACTTCTGGTGCAACTTGTGCAATCTGGTTTAAGTCCAAGCGTTGAAGAAATTTTCTGTCTTCTCTGTGCCATCCTACGTAAGTTATTAAAAGTCCTCTTTCTAGCAAATAGTTAGCACCGAGTTCCATTTCTCTCTTGAACCTAGGAATGTACCCAGAGGATACCATCCACTTCAAGAAACTTGAAACTAGTTTACTACGAGGAATGTCTGTGCTCTCAACTGGAAACGCTCTTACATTAGAGCGATTAAGACTAGACATAAACAGAGATACAAGACGAGTAATTCTTTCATCGATAGTGTGTGCCTCCATATCAGCAGCACCTTCCCAAGGGAAAGCATCGGCACCGTGTTTACGGTGGTCACGAGATTTACCCGACCACCAATTACGTCTGTCATCATAGCTTGTCCTACATAGGTCAAAGTATGCTTCTAGCTCTACAACCGTTTGGTCATAAGCGTAACGTAATGTTTTGATGTCCGGTTCTTTCCCTACGTAAGTTAGGGCTTCTGAAATAGATTCACTTTGCATAAGTTAGTATTTATAATAACATACGTATCAATCCCTAGTAGGGGTCTTGACCCATTTGTAAGTTACGTTCTCTCCGCTGGTATCAGCTTGGACGTAAACCATTTTACCAGTTAAGCGATTTGTGTACTTCCTTGGTATTTTTACTGGTACTTTTCTGGTAATGTCCTTGAGGTAAACCATAATGTACAAAGGGTTCGGTGCTTGAGAAAGTACTTTGCCTCTGTACAACACTGGCATAGCAATGATGTCATCAAGTGCTGCTTGACCGATTTCATTTACCCAAGTGTTCTTACCTCTGCCGGTAACCGTTTCTTCTTCTAGGTGTTTAAACACCAGTTCTTGAGCTTCCTCGAAAGGAATCCCGTATTCTTCTGCTATGTCTTTTAGTTTCTTTTTAGCCATTAATAACCACCTTTCGTATGTGTAATTGTTTGATAATCTCTGGAATC